CTAGGTTCTCTCAACCGACCCTGGCTGCCCGCTCTGACCACGGGCGCCCGTGGAGCCGTCAGCTCCATCCGGCCCCTTTGTGCCTCCGCGGCCACCGCTGCAATAGGTGCTGCCCGCTCCTCCCAATCCCGGCTCGCCTCCTGAACCTTTCACTCCAGGATCTCCGCCTTGGCCACCCGTGCCTCCGGAAATGTCCACAACAAACACTTTGTCCTCGTAAGCTTGCCAAGCTGCGCCACCAAGGCGAACTCTACCGCCCTTGCCGCCCTTACCCCCTATACCGCCGCGGCCACCATTGCCGCCGCGCCCCCCGTCACCTCCGTCACCCCCACCCGCTTTGCAATCAACCAGCGAGTCGGATCCATTCGCGCCATTCTCACCTCGGCCACCCGTCCCCCCCAGTCCGCCCTGACCACCCTTTCCGCCAGACGCCCCTTGATTGACAATTGTAAGTGCTCCGTCACCTGTGATTTCGTCAGCTTCAATGAAGATGAGAGGGGCGTCGGAACCGCCGAGACCGGTCTTGCCGGTCTTTCCAGGCTCACCCGGCTTTCCAGGATAGCCGTTGCGACCGCTTGGCCTTTTTCCTGGCAATCCGTCAGAACCTTTTGGAGCAACTTCAGTGATCGGGTCTGCGATGTCGGAATCGTTAAATTGGACGATCCTAAAGTTGCCAACCAGATGAAGTTTTCTGCTCGCTATAATAAGCCGTCGACCGTGCAGCACCACTTCACCATCAGCCGGAAACTCCAATGCCTCATCGCCAGCGATGTCGATGTTGACGCTTGATGGCGTTTTGTTCTTTTCATACTCTTCTAGGAAATCCGGCATCAGCTTGCCCTCGCTATTCCATTATCTCGAAGCCCACGGTAATGTTAGTTAGGCGGGGAATGCGCCGCCAATTTTTTGAGTGCACCCCAACGACCATATGGTACATTGTCTGGGCCGGAAGAAATGCATAATATCTTCCTCTTGTTTCCGTACTCAATTCGAGCGCCCTCGGTTCTTCTCTTGACCAAACCGGATCAATCTGCTCGAAAAACGTAGTAAAGAAACGCCAGTCATCTGGGCGACTCCTGAAGTCTCCAATAGCGCATCCACTTCGCCGGCGCATTTCGCCATATCCTGGATGAACTACGCTAAACGAGATGGCATTGTTGCCAATGGCCGATGACGGTACAGAGAAACTTGCCGAAACAACCTTAACGTCAGTGACACGTTCGGGAACTGGAGACGGCAGTGACGTGAGCGTGATTGGGATGTACGCTGGATCGACCTCCTCCGTGCCTACGCCGGAAACAATCTGCTGAGCTATTTGGCCATTGAGCGTTTCCATAAAGGCGCGCTCGATCGGATCAATAGAATCCAAGCTCAGTGTGAAAGTTCGACGATAGGTGTCTGCTTCTGTGCGAGTATCCAAGTAGTCCTGAAGCTCACGGCGGGCTGACCGAACCACGGTCTGCACCGAACTGAGGAACTTGTCACGCTCCAGCTCAAGGCGGCCTCTCAGCTCAGCTGAATAGTCCTTCCCAATGCCCGCTGTTGGATCGAAAATTCCAGCATCAATGTTTGCGATAAGCTCGTTCGGGTACTCTAGGACGTCGAGGGGTCCTGTGAGTGGGCGACCCGTTTCAAACAATACACTCTTCTTCAGCAGCTCTACCCTCTCGGCGATGCTCCGCACTTCCAGCTGCCAGACTTCATACGCATTGCTATTCCATCTTGCGTTCTGCTGGTCATTGATTGGATCGACTTGGAGAAGCTCAGAGATATTTATCGATATGTCAGCAATTGTTGCTTCAAGGCCTTCAAGAAGTCTCACGTCTGACTGGAGCTGTGCCGACAATGAGTTGATCTCTCCGTTCGCCGACGCACGCTCCGCGAGGTAGCCTTTCATCACCTCGTCTTCGTTCTCACGATCCGTTAACGAAATCGGGGTCGGGCCAGGCGGCTGTCCCGAGCTCAGGCCATCTGCCTTGCCCACTAGATCGGCGAGGCTGGCAACAAGATTCTTAGTCGCGGTAAACTTGGAGATCGGCTTCCGGTTATCGGGCTCGCCCTCTTTTGGAGGATCGCCTTCGAGCACGGTCTGACCATCGTAAACGACCTGCTTGGCAACATCTTGAGCAGCCAGAAAACTTTGCCAGGAAGACTGAAATGCTCCGATCGCTTGATAAGTTTTCGCGCCTGTCGCAAGAAGGTCGGGGAGCCGAAAAGGTTCGCCTACATTATGACGATAAATCTGATCGCCTGTTAGGGAGAGGCCAGCTGCTGCTGCTCCGGCGACTGCGGGAGTGGCCGCTCCAAAGGAAGCGGCCACCACCACCGCCGCCGCCGCTACAGTTGTCCACTGTTGAACAGACTGAGCGTCTTTGAGCCGTTCAAACTCCCTTCTGGACATCTCTGCAAGGGTCTCAGTGCGCTGACCAATTAGTGTGTCTAGGCGCTGAATGCTTTGAGCCAGCACCTGCAATCGGATATTTGCGTCTGCCATGCGGCGTTCTATTTGGCGCTGCTCGTCCCTGGCTAACGTCAACTGTTGGCGAAGAGCGGTAACGGCTTTCTCCGCTTGATCCTTTTTTGAAGCAGTTGCGACGATGATATTAATTAGTCGATCAAAGACTTCCTTGTTGGCAAGTTCTTCGATATTTGTGGCTTGACTCCAAGCGTCCTGCTTCGGGACAAAGGATGAGCTTCGCCCCTGGAAATCGACATCGTTATCGATGGCGGACAATACAGTCTGGACGGTAAGCAATGGATACGGATCACGCCATTCTGCGAGTGAGTCAACATATGCATCGATAATCTCTACCAACTCACTATGCTTGATTCCATCTTCGTCACGCAAAAAAGGCGCGCGAGAAAAGGTGCGCTTTACCTTTGAGGCATAAAATAGCGGCCACTCCATTTCTTGGTTGAATGTTTGAGCAACTGTCTCTGTCGCGCCCTCGCCAATCGTAGAACTAAATCCTGAGGGGGCTGTTTCAATTTCCACGGAATCGGTGAAGCGTCGCCAGATAGCGTCCGCACTGTCTATCGGCGTAGAGTTTGAGAGGGCTGTCAGCAATACGAACTCAACAATGGCACCGCTACCTTGCGTGAATTGTAAGTCAAATGGTCGGCGTCGCGAGTTTTCGAACTTCAGGGTGTTGGCAACGATGGAGAGCGATCGAGGTTGGCCACTGCCTGAGGGAAGGAGGTTTATCTGAGCATCTCCAGCCACAACGATTTCATCGCCAATTATCCGGATATTTGCATCGACAAAAGAAAGAGGGCTTTCTAAACGCAGTCGGCGAGCGTCAATGGTAAGAGACTTCAGGCCAGTCTTGGCGTTGGCACTGTCTGCTATGAGTGAGCTCGCCGTTGCTTCCGACAAGATGACATTGTCGCCGGTAATGCGGAGGTGGTAGCCATCCGCCTCCTGACGAATTTGCAGATCAAATGCGCTCTCTTCGTTGAAGGAAGGCGCTTCAATGCCGAAAGCACTTGTTTGGAAGTTTGAGCAAGTTCGAGGTTCTTGTGCGACAGCAGGACTTCCGTAGGCCCCGGCGAGAAACGTTGTGATCAGAAGTGCTTGTCTCAAATTGGAGTTTGGCATGGAAAATTCCTCAGCGGCATTCTGTAGTCACGGATCGATCATTACGCGAACGCTTGAGCCGGTAGCGGCACCTTTGAAGTCCACTTCTACGTTCGCTACGACATTGGCTGTGGTAATGGTCGCGCCGCTCGGAAGAGCTTCTGTGGTCTTCTCACCGTTCGGTGATGAGAAATAGTGCACTCGGCCCAAGACAATTGCGTCGCCCACCGGTTCGTAGCTGATCGTGTAGCTCACTGAGCCCAGGTGCGAAGCCACTACTACCTTTGCTCCATACGTGAGCGGTGGTGCGTATGCAGATATGATCCGTGGCATTGGCGACCTCCAACTCAGATGGTCGTTCAAGCTCGCTCGGTCTGTCAACAAGTTCGTAGCTGACGTACTTGCTGTGGAGAAAGACGCCCGGGCGCGTCCCGTAGGGGGCGTGCGTCCGATGTTACGCCGTCACCCTGTCCACGTAGCTCCGAGGGCACACGAATCTTTCCGTTGATCAACTCGAGTGTGACGCGTATGTGTTCGCATATCCGCGAACAAGCGGATTGACAGGGAGTGCAAGCGATGAACCGGCCATGTCCGCCGACGGTGTGACCTTCGGCCAGGCGATTTCGAAGGCCCGCAAGGGGCTCGGTCTCAGCCAGAAGGAGCTCGCAGCGCGCGTGATGAAGGAAGAGGGCGGCGGGTCGATATCCCCGCAGTACCTCAACGACATCGAGCACGATCGGCGCAGCCCCAGCTCGGGGCACCTGATCCGCCAATTCTCCGGCATCCTGAACATACCGGAGGATTACTTGTACGCACTCGCAGGCCGGCTGCCGGATGATCTACGACCGGATGCGTCAACCCCGGACAAGGTCGTCGAGGCCTTCGCCAATTTCAGGAAGACGTTGAAAGAGTAAGGAGGTTCGCATGGTGAAGATGATCCGTGACAACACGGGCCGCTTTGCCGAGCGACCCTTCTACCGCGAGCGGGATCTCGACGATGAATGCGAGCGGCTGATCCGCGATCTCCTCCTGAAGCGCAAGAAGAAGGTCGAGTATCCGGTTTCGACCGAGGATCTGACCGTGCTGATCGAGATGAACGATGCGGAGCTCGACAGCTGCACAGACCTGTCAGCGTACGGTGCCGACGTAGAAGGGGTGACCGAGTTTTTCCCCGACCGCGGGCCGAAAGTCTCCATCTCGGAAGGCATCGCCGCCGATGATCGGCGCGAGAATCGCTTCCGCACCACGCTCACCCACGAGTTCGGGCACGTGAAGTTCCACGGGCCTCTCTGGGCGCAGAAGTTCGCCAACGGCGACCTGCTCGAGCGCGGCGTGAATGCGAACAAGGCGATCTCCAAGCGCGACAACATCTTGGACGCCCCGCAATCCGACTGGATGGAATGGCAGGCCGGCTATATCAGCGGCGCGCTGCTGATGCCGGCCACGCCGGTCCGTCGCCTCGTGTCCGACTACTGCAGTCCGCGCGAGCTGCATGGCGATATCCATGTTTCGACCGAGCATGCCGCGCGGCTGATCCAGATGGTCATGGAGCGTTTCGCGGTTTCCGAAGAGGCCGCGCGCATCAGGCTTCTGAAGCTGAACCTGATCACTTCGGCACGCGGACAGCCATCGCTCTTCGGCCGCTGATCGCGAATCCGCGGAAGTGCGTATTTTTTCGATTGACTCCCCTCCGGCACGATATACGCTGATTAGCAGATCAGCCGATAAATGGAATCGCCAGAAAGGAGATCGCTGTGACTGCACTGTCCGCCTTCCTTCGCAAGACGCCCGGCGAGGCGCTGCGCGAATACTTCGACCGGCCGGAGATCGGCTTGCCCACCGAGTTCGACTGGCCCGCATCGGACGCCGACCTCTCCGGGCCGCTTCTCGGCGCCATCGAGCAGATGTCCCGCTTCCAGCGCGACCGGATCTCGAACGACGCCGAGCGCGTCCATACCCTGTCCGACGAGCCGGGGCAGGCCGCGATCTACAGCGTGGCCGAGGATCCCGCCCTCCTCGACGGGCTCGCGAACCCGCACGCGCGGTCGCTCTGGATGTTCCTGAACGCGCAGGACCGCTTTCGTCATGCCGAGGAAGTTCGCTTCACGGTGGACCGCCGTCGCGGGCGGATGTGGGCCGGCTACATGACCGACGCCGGATGCGTCGTGCAGCGCGACGCGTCGGCCCGCCACGCCTTCGTCTCCGCGATCAAGCAGTTCTCGGGCGCTGCCCATGCCCATGTCGACATCTTCGACCGGGTGAGGACGCCCCATGAGGGCGACGAATGCGACCTGGTGCAGGTGACGATCTACCGCGAGGGACGGCCCGACGATCTGCTCCGCTTCGACGACAAGGGGTTGCTTGTCCGGCAGGCCTATCGTCCCGTGTTCGAGGCCGCAGTGACCTACGAGCCCGCGACCGGCGGCATTGAGGTGATCGCCAACGACAAGGCGACACGAAGCGAGATCGTGAAGGCGACGGTCACGCACCTCCTCGGCATCGAGTTCAAGGAGAACCGCCTGCCGCTGCGCTGCTATGATCTCTCGGTGCTTCTGAACCCGTATGATTTCCCGGTCGATCCGGAGGACGGGATCGAGGGCGTCGACGTGCGCGAAATGCGGCTGATGCCGATCGACGACAGCGACTTGAGGGTGACGCTGGAGAAGCCCGCTCGCGCCGACGAGAAGATCTGGACAAAGGCGGAGGAGCGGTTCGGAGATCGCACGCCCCTGAGCGAGGGGTATGTGGTCACGCGGGCCAAGATCGCCGTGAAGCTCGCCCGCCGCCCGGGAGGCGACAGGCGGCGCACGCTGACCCTGACGATCACCTGGCCGCATGGCTGCGATCTGAAGGATCGCACCGCGACCGAGCAGATGATCGGCGAGAAGTACCTGCGGCGCTGGGGGATCCTGGTCGATGACCTGCAGCTCTTCGAGGATTGATCCCGCCGCCCGCCGACTGCTCTCGTCGATCGCCGGAACCCGCGATGCGCGGGTTTCGGCCATGGCGCTGGCGCATATGCGCGGCGCCGGCAAGACGCTGATGGATGCCGGACTGCTCGTGCAGCGCGGCAGCGCAATGTCTGTCGTTGCCGAGGACGATCTGGACGACACCCCGACGTCCGTCATCGCCCACCCGATCACGGGGCAACATGGGCATCTCGGCAATGCGGCCTGGCATAACGAACAGGCGAGCGCCCGCCGCCGGGTCTATGCGCTGGACATGGCAGCATCAGCTCGACGGGTGGTCGCCCGGCTCGATTGTTCGCTCGGCGAAGACCCGGTGCCTTACCTCGACGGCGCTGTGCTGGATTTCGGGACGGCGCGGCTGCCGAAGCGAAGGGCACGTGTAGGGATCTGGGTCGCCCGCGGTCTGACGACGCCGGCCGTGTTCGAGGAGTTCCGCCAGCTCGTTGCGCGCCGGCCGGCCGATGGGCTTCGGGTGGTCCTCGTTCTCGACCCTCCGGCCCGGAACCGCTTCCGCTTCATCCGGGGCCACGAGTTCGTCGCGCTGGCGGATGTGGTCGATCATGAAGATGGGCTCGCCGTCGCCCCGGAAGTCCTGAGCGCACGCCTGCTGAAGGGACCGTCGCATAGAGGACCTGTATGGGTCTCCGGCGACGGCGGCGTGCTGATCGTGCACGGCAGGTGGCACGAGTTCACCGGCGGCAAGCAGAAGATCGCCGTCGCCATGCTTGCGGAGGCCAAGCTTGACGGGGATCCGGTGCTGCCCGTCGCGCGCATCCTCGAGGAGGCCGAGTGCGGCCCCTCCGTGAAGCGACTGAAGAATCTCTTCGACGGCCACCCCACGTGGCAGGAGGTCATCCGGGAGAGCGGCTCCAGCGCTTGGCTCGAGGTGTGACGCCACCAAGAATCACGACGATCAGGCCGTCCTTCGGGGCGGCCTTTTTCCTTTTTGCGGGCCCCGATCTGCATTCCTCCCGTCTCCCCTCCCTCCGCCCTCCCGATCTCCTCCCCTCGCACACCCCAGTCTCGTTCGCAGGCATTCGGCCAATCGCGAAGGAGACGACGATGTCAGTCACGCATCTCAACCAGGTCGAGCTGGCGGCTCGATGGAAGATCAGCCCGCGCACGCTGGAGCGCTGGCGTTGGACCGGTGAGGGCCCCGCCTTCATCAAGATCGGCGGCCGGGTCGTTTACCGGCTCGAGGATGTCGAGGCCTACGAGGCCAACCGGCACTGCTCGAGCACGGCCGACAAGCCCGCCGTGAAGCTGGCGTGAGGGGGCTGCCATGACGATCCCCAACCGCATCACCCTCGACGACCTTCCCACCATGCCGGTCGGCGAAATCGCCGCTCTGCCGGGCGACCAGCTGGCGCTCCTGAAGCAGGAAGCCGACGAGCGGCTGCGCGCCGCGAAGACCCTCGGCGACTGGCTCGATGGCGCCATCGCGCTGAAGTACGGCGATCAGGCGCAGGCTGCTCGCCGCGCCGAGGGCAAGGATACCGGCACGGTCCGGCTGCAGGACGGCCCGGTCACCGTGGTCGCGGAGCTCGCCAAGCGAGTCGATTGGAACCAGGCGACGCTCGCCAACCTGGTCGAGCGCATCCGGGCCGATGGCGCCGATCCCGCCGAGTACGTCGACATCGCGTTCAGCGTCCCCGAGCGCAAGTACACCGCTTGGCCCAAGGACATCCGCCAGGAGTTCGAGCCCGCGCGCACGGTCCGGACGGCCAAGCCGAAATTCCGGCTGCTGCTCGGCGAGGAGGCGCGCTGATGGCCATCTCGCTCGCATCCCTGCAAACATCGACGGTGCTGCGCCCGCCGCGCGTGCTGATCCATGGCGTCGCCGGCATCGGCAAGTCCACCTTCGCCGCGTCCGCCGACGCGCCGGTGTTCGTCCTCACCGAGGACGGCCTCGGCAAGCTGCAGGTGCCGCATTTCCCGCTGGCGACGAGCTACGCCGAAGTCGCCGAGGCGCTCGACGCCCTGCTCGACGAAGACCATGCCTATTCAACGGTGGTCGTCGATAGCGTGGACTGGCTGGAGCCGCTGATCTGGGCCGAGGCCTGCCGGCGCAACGGTTGGCAGTCGATCGAAAGCCCCGGCTTCGGCAAAGGCTATGCCGAGGCGCTGACCATCTGGCGCGAGTACATCGACAAGCTGAACGCGCTCCGCGACCGGAAGGGCATGGCGGTCATCCAGATCGCCCACACCGACATCAAGCGCTTCGACAGCCCCGAGCACGAACCCTACGACCGGTACGTGATCAAGCTGCAGGCCCGCGCCTCCGCGCTGCTGCAGGAGCACTCGGACGTCGTGCTCTTCGCCAACTACCGGATCTCGGTGAGCAAGTCCGACGTGGGCTTCAACAAGAAGGTGACCCGGGCGCTCGGGTCCGGCGCGCGCGTCATGCACACCGAAGAGCGCCCCGCCTTCCTCGCCAAGAACCGCTACGGCCTGCCGGAAACCCTCCCGCTCGAGTGGTCGGAGTTCCTGGCCGCCATGCCCCAATCCGCCTGATTACGACTGAAAGGACAACACGATGGCACGTTTCGACACCGCCTTTGACGCCGCCGGCATCGAGCCCACCACCGCCCACGAGATCCTGCCCGCGGGCAAGTACCGCGCCCAGATCGTCGAGAGCGAGATGCGCGTCACGAAGAACGGGATGGGGAAGTATCTCTGGCTGATGCTCGACATCCTCGAGGGGCCGCAGCAGGGCCGCAAGGTCTTCGACCAGCTGAACCTCGTGAACGCCAACCCGACCACGGTCGAGATCGCGCAGCGCACGCTGTCGGCGATCTGCCACGCCACGGGCAAGCTGCAGGTGAACGACAGCGAGGAGCTGCACCTGATCCCGATGACGATCCAGGTCGGGGTGAAGCCCCCGAAGGACGGCTACGGCGAGCGCAACACGATCCGCTACCTGGTGCCGGAGGCCCCGGCGCAGGCGACCCCGCCGAAGCCCGCCGCCACGCAGCCGACCAGCGCGCCCGCGCAGTCGGCGCCCGCCCGCCCGGCCACCGCACCCTGGAACCGCAAGAGCTGACGCCCTCGGCCGCCGCGGGCTGAGACTTGGCTCGCGGCCCGGACATCGCCAGACCGAGAGACAGACCATGACCAACACCACCGACGCGGCCTGCGTGGCCGCGAACGCCCCCGGCTTGCCTGACGACACCCGGCGCCTGATCGAGATCGAGGACGCCATCGCGAAGATCCGCACGCAGATCGCGACCGCCGATCTGACGCGGCAGCGGACGGCGAAGCCGATCGACCCCGACTGGTTTCACCGCGCGCGCACGGCGCTGCGCCACCTCAATCGCGAGCGCGCCGAGATCGTCGCCCGTCAGGGCGGCCGCCGCCGGCGCGAACGGCTCAAGGACATGATCATCGCCGTCCTGCGCGAACGCCATGACAGCGCCGCCTGGACCGCGGTGCTGGCGGAGGCGCGGGTGCGGCTCGAGCGGGAGGAGGCATGCTGATGGCAGAGCTTCCCGAACCCCCGACGCCGACCCTTTCCGCGATCTATGCCTCCTACGAGGCCCGGCAGGGCGACGGTTTCCGCGACCACCTCGGCGCCTCGCTGATCGGCAAGTCCTGCGCTCGCGCGCTCTGGTATGACTTCCGCTGGGCGACGCCCGCGCGGCACGCGGGCCGCATCCTGCGGCTGTTCGAGACCGGCCAGCTGGAAGAGGCCAGGCTCGTCCGCGACCTGCGCGCCACCGGTGCGACGGTGCTGGAGGTCGATCCCGAGACCGGGCGACAGTTCCGCGTCGAGGCCCATGGCGGGCATTTCGGCGGCTCGCTCGATGCGGTCGCCCTCGGTCTGCTCGAGGCGCCGAAGACCTGGCACGTCGTCGAGTTCAAGACGCATTCGGCGAAGAGCTTCGCCGAGCTGGTCGCCAAGGGTGTCGTGCTCGCCAAGCCCCAGCACGCCGCGCAGATGCAGGTGTACATGCACCTGACCGGCATCACGCGGGCGCTCTACGTCGCGGTCTGCAAGGACACCGACGCGCTGCACATCGAGTGTGTTCCGGCCGACCCCGAGACGGGCGAGCGCCTGCTGGAAAAGGCGCGGCGGATCATCTTCGCCCAGCATCCGCCCGAGCGGATCAGCGCGGATCCCGCCTGGTTCGAGTGCCGGTTCTGCGACCACCACGGGCTCTGCCACGGCGAGGACGCCGCGGCTGTCACCTGTCGGTCCTGCCTGCATTCGACACAGGTCGAGGGCGGTTGGCACTGCGCACGTCACGGTCGGCAACTCGACCCTGCCGACCAGCGCCGCGCCTGCGCCCGGCACCTGTTCATCCCAGATCTCGTCCCCGGCGAGGTGAGCGACGCAGGCGAGGACTTCGTCTCCTACCGCATGCGCGACGGCTCGGCCTGGACCAACGACGCCCGCAAAGAGGAGGCCGCCGCATGCTGACCCTGCGCCCCTACCAGCAGGCCGCGATCGCCTCGATCTACGGCTATTTCGAGAAGGAGAGCGGCAACCCGCTCGTCGTGATCCCCACGGCCGGCGGCAAGAGCCTCGTCATGGCCGCCTTCATCGACGGCGTTCTCAAGGCCTGGCCCGATCAGCGCGTGCTGGTCGTCACCCATGTGCGCGAGCTGATCGCGCAGAACCATGCCGAGATGCTGGGGCTCTGGCCCGAGGCGCCTGCGGGCATCTACTCGGCCGGGCTCGGCCGCCGCGACGCGCGGGCCCGGATCCTCTTCGCCGGCATCCAGTCGATCCACGACAAGGCGACGCGCATCGGCCATGCCGATCTGGTGCTGATCGACGAGGCCCATCTCATTCCGGGCCGGTCGAACACCATGTATCGCCGCTTCCTCACCGACCTGCAGGCGATCAACCCCGCGCTCAAGGTGATCGGTCTGACCGCGACGCCATTCCGGCTCGACAGCGGCATGCTGCACGAGGGCGAGAACGCGCTCTTCACCGACATCGCCTACGAGGTGTCGGTCCGGGACCTGATCGATCAGGGCTATCTCTCCCCGCTCATCTCGAAGCAGACCAAGACCCGCCTCGACGTGACCGGCGTGGGATCGCGCGGCGGCGAGTTCATCGCGCGCGATCTCGAGGACGCGGTCGACCAGGACGCGATCACGCGCGCGGGCGTGGCCGAGGTGATCGCCCATGGCGAGACGCGCCGGTCCTGGCTCGCCTTCTGTTCCGGCGTTCGCCACGCAACCCATGTCGCCGAGGAGTTCCGCCGCCGCGGGGTGAGCTGCGCGACCATCTTCGGCAAGACGCCCAAGGACGAGCGCGACCGGATCATTGCCGCCTTCAAGCGCGGCGAGATCAGGGCGCTGGCCTCGATGGGCGTGCTGACGACGGGCTTCAACGCGCCGGCCGTTGACCTGATCGCCATGCTCCGGCCCACGAAGTCGGCCGGGCTTTATGTCCAGATGGCCGGTCGGGGCACGCGGCTCGCCGAGGGCAAGGAGAACTGCCTCGTTCTCGATTTCGCGGGCAATGTCCGGCGGCATGGCCCCATCGATCTGGTGCGGCCAAAACGGCCGGGGGGACCGGGCGACGGGCCGCCACCCACGAAGATCTGCCCGAAATGCGGGACCATCGTGGCCATCGCGGCGCTCGAATGCCCCGACTGCGGTTTCGAGTTCCCCGGCCGCGAGGTGAAGCTCGAGCCGACCGCCTCGACGCTGGAGGTGCTGTCCACCGGCAAGCCGCAGTGGGTCGGCGTCACCGACGTCACCTTCAGCCGCCACGAGAAACGCGGCGGGCGGGTCTCGCTGAAGGTCACCTACCGCTGCGGGCTCGCCTTCCACACGGAATGGGTCTGCTTCGAGCACGAGGGCTATCCGCGCCGAAAGGCCGCGAGCTGGTGGCGCGAGCGGGCGCCCGAGTTGGAGGTGCCCGAGTCTGTCGACGAGGCGCTCCTGCTGGCCAACCGGCTGCGTCGCCCGACCGAGATCGCCGTCCGCCCCGCGGGCCGCTTCACCGAAATCACCGCCTACAGGTTCGCCCCATGCCTTACGTCCGTGCCGGGCTCTGCGCCGTCTGCCATCGAGAACCCCGCGGCTGGGGCTGGTTCGACGCGCGCTTCCGCGTCTCCGACCCGCGGCGCGACACGAGCCGCAGAGAACTCTGCAGCCGGTTTTGCCAGGACATCTGCCAGCGGAGGTCGGGCATGATCGATCCGACCCCCAATGAGACGGCGGCCATGGTCGAGGGCGGAAAGGCCGGCGGCGCCTATCTCGACAGCCTCGGCCGGACCGATCTCGCCCAACTCAGCGAGGAGGAGTGGGACACCTTCGTCGAGGTGATCGTCACCGGCTACTGCGACCACCTGCGCGACCTGGCGGCGAAGGACCGTGCACGGCTCGACGGCATGATCCCGGAGGTGCCCTTCTGATGGCGGACACCTCGTGGATGGCGCGCGTCGGCGCGCGTCTCGTGACCAACGGCTACGCGATCCTGCCGATCGCGCCCGGCACCAAGAAGCCCGGCCAGTTCGCCCGCGCGGGCTGGCACGACTACCCGCAGTGGAACCGGCATGCGAGCCGCGCCACGACTGAGCTTGAGGTCGCGACCTGGTCCAGCTGGCCCAACTGCGGCGTCGGGATCGTCGGCGGTGCGGTCGCCGCGCTCGACATCGATATTGCCGAGGATGGCGAGCTGGCGCTCCGCATCGAGCGGCTGGCCCGCGAGCGGCTGGGCGACACGCCCGCGCTCAGGATCGGCAAGGCACCGAAGCGGCTGCTGGTCTATCGCTCGCGAGAGCCCTTCGCCGGGATCCGGCGCACGCCGCTCGAGGTGCTCTGCCTCGGACAGCAGTTCGTGGCCTATGCCAAGCATCCCGATACCGGCCAGCCCTATGCCTGGCCGGACGAGGGGCTCGCGGATCTCGACATCGAGAGCCTGCCCGAAATCGACGCGGAAAAGGCGGCGGCCTTCCTCGACGAGGCGCTGGCGCTGATCCCGCCCGAGCTGCGCCCGAAGAGCCTCGGTGCGAAGGGGGCGAACGGGGCCGGGCATCAGTGTCTGCCGGCGCACGCGCAGGCCGGTACGCTGGCCGCGATCCGGAGCGCGCTCGCCTGGTTGCCGAACGCCGAGCTCGACTACGACAGCTGGATGCGCATCGGCATGGCGCTGAAGGGCGCGCTGGGCGAGGAGGGTGCTGCTCTCTTCGCCGAGTGGTCGGCGCAGGCGGCCAAGAACGACCCGGCCGCGACGGCGAAGGCATGGGCGAGCTTCAAGCCCGCGCGGATCGGCGCCGGCACGATCTATCACCTCGCGATGGAGAAGGGCTGGCGCCCCGACCCCGACCTGCTGCTAGACGGCAGCCAGAAGGTCTGCGCGGGCGACGAACATCCCGCGGCGGGCCTCCTCGCGCGGCTCGCCCAGCCCGATGCCCCGATGCCGATCCTCCCGCCTGCGCCATCGTTCACGCTGACGATCCCGGGCGGGCTCGTGGGCGATCTCGCGCGGTACATGATCGACACCGCACGCAGACCGCAGCCGCTTCTCGCGGTGGGCGCCAGCCTATGCGCTCTCGGCGCGCTGATGGGGCGGCGCTACCGCACGATGACCGACCTGCGCACGAATCTCTACATCGTCGGCATTGCGGACAGCGGGTCGGGCAAGAACCACGCCCGCGAGGTCGTCAACGAGCTGTTCTTCGAGGCCGGGCTCGCGCACCACCTCGGCGGCAACAAGATCGCCTCCGGCGCGGGGCTCCTGACCGCGCTCCACCGTCAGCCCGCGATCCTCTTCCAGATCGACGAGTTCGGGATGTTCCTCTCGGCGGCGGCTGACCGCAAGCGCAGCCCGCGCCACATCACCGAGATCCTCGACAACATGACCGAGCTCTACACTGCGGCCAGCGGGGTCTTTCTCGGCGCGGAATACGCGAACCGGGACGGCTCGAACGAGCGCCGCGACATCGTGCAGCCCTGCCTCTGCGTCTACGGCACTACGACGCCGCTGCATTTCTGGGGGGCGCTGCAGGGCGCCAATGTGGTGGACGGCTCGCTCGCCCGGCTCATCATCCTCCCGAGCGAGGAGGACTACCCGGACGAGAACCGCCGTGCCGGGCTCCGGAGATCGCCCCGGCCGCTGATCGAGGGGCTGCAGCGGCTCGCCGAAGGCGGCAGCCAGGCCAGCGGCAACCTCGCCGGCCGGACATCCGGACCAGCGACCGCGGTCGATCCGATGACCGTGCCGATGGACGGCGACGCGCAGGCGCGCTTCGACGCGCTGGGTGAGGAGATCACAGCCGAGCTCAGGGCCGCGGCCGGCACATTTCAGACGCCGATCCTCGCCCGGATCGGGGAGAACGCGGCCAAGGTCGCGCTCGTCCTGGCCGTGGGGCGGGATGCGGTCCACCCCGTCATCCGTGTCGAGGATGCCCTCTGGGCCATCGATTTCGTGCGCCATTTCGCCCGGCGCACCATCGACGCCGTCGAGCGCCACGTCGCCGACACCGAGACAGAGGCGCATCTGAAACGCGTGCGCGAGATCATCCGCAAGGCCGGGTCGGCAGGCGTCACCAAGTCCGAGCTGACCCGCGCCTCGCAATGGCTCCGGGCGCGCGACCGCGATGACATCCTGCTCACGCTGGTCGAGAGCGGTGACATCGTCACGGTGGAGCAGGAGACCGGGGGTCGGAAGGCCATGCGCTTCCGGGCGCTGCGTTGAGGGCCGGGACGATGCTTCCTTCAACGGCCCCCATCCTTCATTTGAAGGAAGTACCCGCCCAAGCCTCCGTCCTGGAACGGAAATCCGGCGCGGCGGACTTCTTTCAATATTTCACGCAGAGACCCTCGCGCGCGTGGATGGGGAGCGACGCCACACACATACCCCATGAAATAACTGAAATATTGAAAAAAGAGATTTATCCTCATTCTGCCAATGGCTTGCGTCCCCACTTCCTTCAAGCGGACGGAGTGAAGCCATTGAAGGAAGCGCCGGGCGCTCCCGGCATCGACAACGTGACCGTGACCAGACCTCGCGATCCCGGTCCGGGCGCGCGTGCTGCCCTCACCAGGCAGCCGTGCCGCCTCGGCCTCTCACTCGAAGAGGAGGTCGTCATGGACCGCTCCCCACACATCGCCCCGGCGCCTCTCACGGCTGCCGGCAATCTCGACCGCTGCATTCTCGCGCTGGATCTCGGCACCAGCACCGGCTGGGCGTTGCGCTCGGCCGAAGGGCTGATCACCAGCGGGTCCGCGAGCTTCAGGCCCGGCCGCTATGACGGTGGCGGTATGCGCTATCTGCGCTTCACCAACTGGCTGACCGAGATCGATCGCCTGTCCGGGCCGATCGCCGCGATCTGGTTCGAGGAGGTGCGCCGCCACGCCGGAACCGATGCGGCCCATGTCTATGGCGGGCTCATGGCCACGCTGACAGCTTGGGCCGAACTGCGCGGCGTGCCATATGCCGGCGTTCCGGTCGGCACGATCAAGCGTTACGCCACCGGAAAGGGCAACGCGCCGAAGGAGGCGATGATCGCGGCGGCCCGCGCCCGAGGCTTCAGCCCTGCCGACGACAATGAGGCCGACGCCATCGCGCTCCTGCTCTGGGCGATCGAGACGAACGGGGGTGTCGCATGAGGTGGCACCCCAAGGGCTACGGCGGCCATCGCTGGGATCCGGACCAGGTGAAGCGTGAGGGCTGGCGTGAGCAGGGTCTGCTCGCCGTCTTGCTCGAGGACGCGCGTCTGACCTGGCCGGAGCGGGAACTCGTCCGCCAGCTGGGTGAAAAGCTTTACGGCCCGCGCCCCTCCGACGAGGGAGGGCGCCATGGATAAGTGGACCCCGTCCCTCGTCGAGGCCCGTCTCGCTGAGGCGGCCTTCGTGCTCAAGCGCCTGCCCGAGCCGCGACGGCAGGGCTACTTCAGCACATGGCCCGAGATCGTCCACAGCTTCGCCGACAAGGTGGGCCAGGAGCCGAAGCCCATGCGGGTGCTGCCCTCGCCGCAGGCGATCAGCCGGATGGAGGAGACGCTGACCTGGACCGCGTGCCTCGACCCCGTCGACGGCAAGATCGTCTGGATGCGCGCCCATGGCGAGCGGTGGAAGACCATCTGCTGGACGGTCGGACTGCAGCGCTCGGCCGCCCACCAGCACTGGCTCTACGGGCTCTGCGTGATCTCGCTGAGGCTCAACCGGCGGCGGTTCAACCGCAACCTGTCGAAGCGGCGCGTGATCGAACTGGCCGGTGGCGCGTAGCTCTGCGCGCCACAGGGGAAGGTGTGCGGCGGACAGTTTTCGACGGGACAGAAAACCGGTTCAGGGGCTAGGTTCGGGATAAGCTCGGGAGAGGCGCGCGCGGCGCGGTCCCGAGCGAAACCATCCTTTCGTTGGCAGGTCTGTTGGAAAAGGAAAGGCGCTGATCCTTTCCTTGCGGGCCGCTGTCCGCCTCCGCCAAGCCCCCTCAGCCGACTTCGCGGTTCCTTCCTGGCGATATTCGTATGCTGGCGGGCGAAGCGCGGGACATCGCCAGCGACAGGGTCGGATTTTTGGGAAGCCACCCGGAAGCCGGGCCCGCTCGCGCCCCGCGCAAACACCAATGAACGCTGGCCTTCCGACCGGACACCGCTGGTGCCCGCTGGACCCCGCTTGGAGTCCAGCCCGGCATCCGGAGTCCGGAAGCCACCGGCATCCACCCGACCGAGGAACCTTGCCCACCATGACGCTGAGCTTCGCCCCGCACGCGATCGAGACGTGGCCGCTGGCCAAGCTCCAGCCCTACGCGAAGAACGCGAAGGCGCACGGGCCGAACCAGGTCGCCAAGATCGCCGCCAGCATGGCCGAGTTCGGCTGGACCGTGCCCTGCCTCGTCGCAGAGGACGGTGAGCTGATTGCGGGCCACGGCCGGGTGCTGGCCGCGACGCAGCTCGGGCTGACCGAGGCGCCGGTGATCGTGCTGGGCCACCTGACCGAGGCGCAGCGCCGGGCCTATCGCATCGCGGACAACAAGCTCACGGAACTCGGCACCTGGGACGAGGCGCTGCTGTCGGCGGAACTGAACGACCTGCTGGCCGACGACTTCGACCTGTCGCTGGTCGGCTTCTCCGACGGCGAGTTGGACAAGCTGCTGGCCTACGTCGCGGAAGATGACGGGCAAGAAGGTGGCGCTGGGGGCTCCGTGCCGCCGGTAACCATCCCGGAGCCACCGCGCAATCCAGCATCACGAACCGGGGATCTCTGGATCCTCGGCGACCATCGCCTCCTGTGCGGCGACAGCACCAGCGCGGTCGACGTGCGCCGCCTGATGAACGGCGAGCGGGCGATCCTGTTTGCGACCGACCCGCCGTATCTGGTTGATTACGACGGGTCCAACCATCCGACCCGCAACAAGGACTGGTCCGCGTCCTATGGCACCACGTGGGACGACTCCTCGCAGGGCGCCGAACTCTACGACGGCTTCATCGCGGCTGCGGTTGCGGAGGCCATCACGGACGACGCCGCCTGGTACTGCTGGCACGCCTCGCGCCGCCAGGCGATGCTGGAGGCCTGCTGGGAGAAGGCCGGCGCCTTCGTCCACCAGCAGATCATCTGGGTGAAAGACCGCGGTGTCCTGACCCGGTCCCACTACCTCTGGAAGCACGAGCCCTGCTTCATGGGCTGGCGCCGCCCGAACCGGCCGCCGAAGGTGGCGGAGGAAACGCTGCCGTCGACCTGGGAGATGCCGTCCTTAGCGAAGGACGAGCGCCCCGACCACCCGACGCCGAAACCGCTCGATGCTTTCGGGATCCCCATGCGCCAGCACGTCGCCCGCGGCGGGCTCTGCTACGAGCCATTCTCGGGCTCGGGTTCGCAGATCATGGCGGGCGAAGCCAACGGCCGCCGCGTCTTCGCGATGGAGATCAGCCCGGCTTACATCGACGTCGCCGTGGAACGCTGGCAGGCCGAAACAAGCGGCGACGCGATCCTCGATGGGGATGGCCGGACCTTCGCGCAGGTGAGGACCGAGCGGCTGGGCGACGACACCGAGCCCCCGGCCACGGACGCCGCCCCAGAAACCGCGCGAAAGCGCAAGACCGCAGCATGAAGCAGTCCCGCCTCATGTCGCTGGTCGAGTCCGTCGCCAACGTGATCGTCGGCTACGGCGTCGCGGTCGTCACGCAGATCCTGATCTTCCCGATCTTCGGCCTGCACACGACGCTGGCGCAGAAGCTGAAGATGGGCGCGGTCTTCACCGTGGTGAGCATCGCGCGCTCCTTCGCGCTGCGGCGGCTGTTCGAGGAAATCCGGAGTCGGACCCACCATCGATCCTGACGTCTCCCTCTGCCTTGGGAGGCATCGCCCGACCGACGCCCTATGCTAATGTTCACGTCTCCAAAGATGACAGGGCACCCATCTCTGCGTAGATATGTGGCATGCTCCGGAAATTTCGCAATCAGAGTGAAGACCAGATGCAAAGGCAAATCCGTGCTGCAACTGAGCGGCATGGAGCCGAACTGCACGAAAAGGTTCGAATTGCTGATATTATCGATATCAATGCACTAGATCTGCGAAGCCTCGGCACATACGCATTGCAGGCTCACTTCGACTTCGTATTGATCGACGAGGACTATGAAGCGGTCGTTGCCATCGAGTTCGACGGGCCGGGGCACAACCCAGCCAACGATAGCAAGAAGGACTCGATATGCCTCCAAGCGGACCTGCCTCTCATTCGCGTGTATGGCTTCGAGCAGGTTCGGGACATCAATGAGATAACGATCACCCGGTATCTGGTCGAACTGGTATTCCACGCCCGTGCATTCCTGAGGATGAAAGAGGAAGGCGTGATCGCACGGGACGAGCCTTTCATGCTAAGCGGCTTCCTAAAAGCTGATGCCAAACACATATTCGACAGCGAGTTCGATTTCGTTGCAAATGCGAATGGGAAGCTCACAAGAGCGCTGCAGAGGGGCGGGTTGGCGTCCGAGCCACTGCCGCACTTGAGTATAAGTCGGATAACGTTGCGGGCACCAGATGGGCGCATTCGATCTTTCGTCAGCATAAACTCGTCAAAGGGGGCAATTGTCGGCAGCGCCAGCCTGCGCGTGACTTTGTCATCACCGGGGTTTCTTTCCAACATTGGGACTATCGCAGCAGAGATTGCTGAGTTTGCAAACGGAATGGCGGCCGACGACCTGCTTGAGAACATTCGTCTCATCTCAGATGGCTTTGGACATGTAGTTACCAGCGCAGACGAAGTGCTCGCGGAAATCCGGACTTTGGGACCCTTGGGCTACACATTGGTGATGGGCGGCGGCGGAAGCCGCACCACCGCCGACCTCATGGGAGCATTCGCTCAGGGCAAAGGCGGTAAGCTGTTCTAGTTTTTGCCCGCCAAACGGTAGGTCCGCCCGCGCCCCTCGATCTTCTCGGAGGTGATCGTCAGGCCCAGCTTCTTCTTCAGCGCGCCCGACATCGCGCCACGAACCGTGTGCGGCTGCCAGCCCGTTTGGGCGACGATCTCGTCGATGGTCGCGCCGCCCTCTGCGCGGAGCATCTCGATCAGGGTTTCCTGCTTGGTGCCCTTCCGGCGCTGGACCGGGGCGGTCGGCGCTTCCGCCGGCGGCGTCTCGTCCTGCTCGTCCGTGATCCCGAGGGTGCTGTAGGCCAGCGGGGTGGCACGCAGCGTGATCGGGCCGCGCTCATCGTCGTGCCGCCAGACGGTATTGAGGTCCGTGGCTGCGATTTCCTCGATCAGCTCCTGCTTGAGGAGGCTCTTGCAGACGTTGCCGACGGCGCCGCCCTTGAGGCTGGCGGTGACGGGAAACACCGCCCCGTCTTCGCGCGCGCAGGCGGTGGACAGGATGACGGCTTGGGCGTCGGAAAGCTGAATCTGGGTCATGGGGTCGTCTCCTTGCTCGAGGCCCGCGTCATGCGGCGCCTTCTACGACCCCGAGCCGCGCAGGGCGCGCGGCGGGAGTTCCGGCAGCGCCGGAGATCAGCGGGCGTGCTCGCCCTCGCCGAAGGCGCTGTCGGTAATGCGCTTCAGGAGGCTGGCGTAGTGTTCGAGGGTGCCGACCATGGCCCAGCCCACCACTTCGGGGTGGCAGTTGAAATGGTCGTCGCTCAGCGCCTGCAGCCGGGCGAGCATCTCGTCGATCTCGGCCTTCTTGCCGATGAAGGCCGCGAGCGCGGCTTCCTTGTTCCGGCGCGCCTTCTCGGCGCGGAGTTCGTGGCGCGGGGTGGTGATCGGGTTCAGGCGCGTGGTCATCGGGGTGGCTCCTTGGTGAGTTGCATCGTCCTTCTGAACGGACGTTCGCTCCGGTCGCGACGCTTATCAACTCGATAAGCACATGATCTTGAATGATAATCGGAGCCGTCGATGCAGGGCATGAGCGAGCGCCAGTACGCCGCGCATGTCGGGCTGTCGCGGGGCGCGATCCAGAAGGCGAAGACCGCCGAACGGCTGGTCCTCTATCCCGACGGCAGCATCAACGCAGCCGCCAGCGACGCGCGGCGGGCGGAAACGACAGACCCGTCGAAGACGAGGAAACCGCCCGCGCCGAAGCTGAAGCCCGTCTCCGAGGCTGCGGTGGCCGCTGTCGGCGACACGCTACGCGAACAGGGGCTGGCGGTTCCGGCGGTGGGCGGCGGCACGACCTTCCTGCAGGCCAAGACCGCGAACGAGGTGCTGAAGGCGCAGGAGCGGCGCATCCGGCTGCAGAAGCTGAAGGGGGAGTTGATCGAGCGCGCGCGCGCGCTGGCGCTGGTGTTCCGGCTGGCGCGGGAGGAACGCGACGCATGGGTGACCTGGCCTGCACGCGCGGCGGCGCTGATGGCGGCCGAGCTCTCGGCCTCGTGCAGCGACGCGACAGGCCAGCAGATCGCCGTGGAGCCAGCCGCGATGCAGAAGGTCCTGGAGAAACATGTACGCGCCCACCTCGACGAACTCGCCGAGGTCCGGCCCGACTTCCGGTGATGATGACGCACTGACGGAGTTCGACGGCGCGGGCGAGATCCTGCGCGCCTGGGGCAACGGGCTGCGGCCCGACCCGGACCTGACCGTCTCGGAATGGGCGGACCGGCACCGGATGCTCTCGGGACGCGCCTCGGCCGAGCCTGGGCGGTACCGGACCGTGCGCACGCCCTACATGCGCGAGATCATGGACCGGCTGTCGCCCGGCGATCCCACGCAGCGGATCGTGTTCATGAAGGCCGCGCAGGTCGGCGCGACCGAGGCCGGGAACAACTGGATTGGGTTCGCGATCCACCAGGCGCCGGGCCCGATGCTGGCGGTCCAGCCCACGGTGGAGCTGGCCAAGCGCAACTCGCGCCAGCGGATCGACCCGCTGATCGACGAGAGCCCCGAGCTGCGGGAGCGGGTGAAGCCCGCGCGGTCCCGCGACGCAGGCAACACCATGCTGTCGAAGGAGTTCGCGGGCGGCATCCTGATCATGACGGGCGCGAATTCGGCGGTCGGGCTGCGCTCGACTCCCGCGCGGTACATCTTCCTCGACGAGGTCGACGCCTATCCGGCCTCGGCCGACGAGGAAGGCGATCCGGTCACGCTGGCCGAGGCCCGGTCGCTGACCTTCGCCCACCGGCGCAAGGTGCTGCTGGTCTCGACCCCTACCATCCGGGGGCTGTCGCGGATCGAGCGGGAATACGAGGCGAGCGACCAACGGCGCTTCTTCGTGCCTTGCCCGCATTGCGATGCGATGCAGTGGCTGAAGTTCGACCGGCTGCGCTGGCAGAAGGGACGGCCGGAAACGGCGGAATATCACTGCGAGGGCTGCGAGCGGCCCATCGCGGAACACCACAAGACGGCCATGCTGGAGGGTGGCGAATGGCGGGCGACGGCCGTCGCCGCCGATCCGACCACGGTCGGGTATCACCTCTCGGCGCTCTATTCGCCGATTGGCTGGCTGAGTTGGGAGCGGATCGTGCGGGCATGGGACGCGGCGCAGGGTTCGGACGAGGCGATCAAGGCGTTCCGCAATACGATCCTCGGCGAGACATGGGTCGAGACCGGGGAAGCCCCCGACTGGCAGCGGCTCTACGACCGGCGTGAGCGCTGGACGTCCGGCATCGTGCCTGCGGGCGGGCTGTTCCTGACGGCGGGTGCCGACGTGCAGAAGGACCGCATCGAGGTCGACGTCTGGGCCTGGGGCCGCGGACTTGAGTCCTGGCTCGTCGATCACGTCGTCATCGAGGGCGGGCCGGATCGGCATGACGCGTGGTCGGAGCTGACAGCGCTGCTGGATCGAAGCTGGCCGCATGAACGTGGCGCGCATCTGCGCATCGCGCGGCTCGCCATCGACACGGGCTACGAGGCCCCGGCGGTCTACTCCTGGTCGCGGGCGCAGGGGTTTGGGCAGGTGTCGCCGGTCAAGGGCGTCGAGGGGTTCAACCGCTCGAGCCCGGTGTCGGGGCCGACCTTCGTGGACGCGACTGAGGGCGGCAAGCGCCTCCGGCGCGGGGCGCGGCTCTGGACCGTGGCGGTCTCGACCTTCAAGGCCGAGACCTACCGCTTCCTGCGGCTGGCGCGCCCGACTGAAGAGGAGACGGCCGACGGGGCGGCATTCCCGCCCGGTTCGGTGCACCTGCCGCATTGGGTCGAGAACGAATGGCTGAAGCAGTTCGTGGCCGAACAGCTGGTGACGGTGCGCACGAAGCGTGGCTTCGCCCGGCTGGAATGGCAGAAGCTGCGCGAGCGCAACGAGGCGCTGGACTGCCGGGTCTATGCCCGCGCCGCCGCGTGGATCGCAGGCGCGGACCGTTGGCCCGACGAGAAATGGCGCGACCTCGAGGATCAGCTCGGGGCGGCGCCAACCGACACCGATCCCGCGGGACAGATCAACCGGCCGGGACAGGCCCCGCAGGGCAAGCGCCGCTCCGATTGGCTCGGACGGCGCGGAGGATGGTTCTGAACATGACCGACTGGACGGAAACCGAGCTCTCGGCGCTGCGCCGAGCCTATGCCAGCGGCACGACCCGGGTCAGCTATGACGGCAAATCCGTCGACTACGGCTCGGCCGAGGATCTGCTCGCCCGCATCCGCACCATCGAGCGCGTCATTGCGGGGACCACACGGCCGCTGCCGGTCGCAGGTCTGGCTGGCTTCTCGCGCGGGGACCGGTGATGTCGGCGACCTGGTTCGATCACGCAATCGCCACGGTGGCGCCGCGCATGGCGGCCCGCCGCGTGCTGGCGCGACAGGCGTTCGAGACCCTGACGCGGGGGTATGAAGGCGCCGCACGTGGACGGCGGACCGAGGGCTGGCGCACACCGGGATCCTCGGCCGACACCGAGATCGGCGTGGCCGGGGCGCTGCTGCGCGACCGGATGCGGGATCTGGTGCGCAACAACCCCCATGCGGCGAAGGCCGTCGCGGTGCTGGTCAACAATATCATCGGCGCGGGCATCATGCCGCGCGCCGCCAGCGGCGACGACAAGCTCGACCGGAAGGTCGATGCGCTGTTCGAACGCTGGACAGCCGACTGCGATGCCGACGGTCAGCTCGACTTCTACGGTCTGCAGACGCTGATCTGCCGCGAGATGGTCGAGGCGGGCGAGGTGCTGGTGCGCCGCCGTATGCGGCGGGCGAGCGATGGCCTGCCGGTGCCGCTGCAACTGCAGGTTCTCGAGGCGGACTTCCTCGACGCCAACAAGTCCGGCGCCCTCGGCGCGGGGCGGCTGGTGCAGGGGATCGAGTTCGACCCGGTCGGCAAGCGCAGGGCCTACTGGCTGCATGCCGAGCATCCGGGCGATGCGTACGGCGCCTTGCAGAACGGTCTGCAGAGCCGCCCGGTCCCGGCCACCGAGATCGCGCACATCTATGAGAAGCAGCGCACGCAGGCGCGCGGCGTCCCGTGGGGCGCGCCGGTGATCCGGTCCTTGCGCGATCTCGACGACTACGAGGTGGCGGAACTGGTCCGGAAGAAGACCGAGGCCTGCGTCACCGCCATCGTCTTCGGCGACGACGAGGCGCAGCAGGGCATCGCGCCCTCCGTGGTCGACGCCGACGGCAACCGGGTCGAGCAGTTCGAGCCGGGGCTGATCGCCTATGCCCGCGGCGGCAAGGACATCCGCTTCAACCAGCCCTCCGCTACCGGTGGCTACGGCGAATACAAGCGCGCCAGCCTGCACACGATCTCGGCGGGCTTCCGGGTGCCCTACGAGCTGCTGACCGGAGACCTGTCGCAGGTCAACTATTCCTCGATCCGGGCGGGGCTTGTCGAGTTCCGTCGCCAGATCGACGCCGTGCAGTGGCAGCTGTTCATTCCGATGTTCTGCGCGCCCGTGTGGCGCTGGTTCACCGAGGCCGCATGGGCGGCGGGGCAGATCCCGTCGCCGACCGTGCCGGTCGAGTGGTCGCCGCCGAAGTTCGAGGCGGTCGATCCGCAGAAGGACGCGATGGCGAACCTGCTCTCGATCCGCTCCGGCACCATGACGCTGGCCGAGGTGATCGCGAAGCAGGGCCGCAATCCCGACGCCGTGCTGGGGGAGATCGCCGCCACCAACGCCAAGCTCGATGCGCTGGGGCTGGTGCTCGACAGCGATCCGCGCCGCGTCACCAAGACCGGCAGCGCGCAGACGAGCGATCCGGCGACCGATCCGGCCGACGACGAGCCGGACACCGACGACCCGGCCGCCGAAGCGGATGAGACCGACTCGGCGCAGGCCGACCAACAGGACTGACCCTTATGGACACGATGATCCAACTGCCGGCCATGCGCCGGTCGGCGGAGCTTGCGCCGAACACGGCCGATGCCGACAGCCGCACCGTCGAGGTGGTCTGGTCGGCCGGGGCCCGCGTCCGTCGCGCCACTTTCTTCGGTGAGCCCTATGACGAGGAACTGAGCCTCGATCCCGCCCATGTCCGCCTCGACCGGCTGAACGCGGGTGCGCCCTTCCTGAAGGTGCACGAGCTCGACACGCTCGACGCGGTGATCGGCTCTGTCGTCCCCGGTTCCGCCCGGATCGAAAACGGCCGGGGCATCGCGCTGGTGCGGATCTCGGAGCGCGCCGATGTCGAGCCGATCTGGCGCGACATTCAGGCAGGCCACATCCGCGCGGTCTCCATCGGCTACCAGGTCCACCGCTTCGAGGTCTCGAAGCCCGAGGCCGCCCGCGAACTCTGGCGCGCGGTGGACTGGACGCCGTTCGAGGTCTCCGCGGTCGCCGTCGGCGCCGACCCCGCCGCCGGTTTCCGGGCCCAGCATCCCCTTCACGACTGCGTCCTTCACCGCCGGGACGCCCCCACACCGCAAGGAGCATCCCCGATGACGGACAAGACCCACACCCCGGCGAGCGACGCCGCAACCCCCGCCACTACCCAGCCGACCGAGCCGGTCGAAACCGAGGACACTTCTATGACTGAGACGAAAGCGGCTGCGCCCGAAACGAAGGTCGCAGCGGTGGAAACCCGCACCCAGCCGAAGCTTCAGAATACCGATGCCCCCGCTGCGACCGACACCGAAGCGGTTGCCACCCGCGCCCGCGAGGCCGAGCGCGACCGCGTCTCCACCATCTACGATCTCGCGGGCCGCCTGAACCTCGAGCGCGGCTTCGCCGAGGGCCTGGTGAAACGCGGCGTCAGCGTCGACGAGTCCCGCCGCCTGATCCTCGATCAGGTCGCGGCGAAGTCGGACGAGACCCGGACCTTCCCGCATGTGTCCGTCCCGCTCGGCGGCCGGGACGAGCGCATCACCCGCCGCGACGCGGTAGCGAACGCGCTGCTGCACCGCTACAGCCCGACGCTGTTCCAGCTGGAGGACGCCGCGCGCCAGTATCGCGGCATGACGCTGCTGGAACTGGCCCGCGAAAGCCTCGGCAACGCCGGGGTAAACACGCGGGGCCTCTCGCGCGACGAGGTGGCGACCCGCGCGCTGCACTCGACCTCGGACTTCCCCGAAATCCTGTCGGCCGTCACCAACAAGACCCTGCGGCAGGCCTACGAGGCCTATCCCCGCACCTTCATGCTGTTCTGCCGCCAGGTGCTCGCCACCGACTTCAAGGCGATGCACCGGGTGCAGCTCGGCGATGCGCCGCAGCTGCTGGAGGTTGGCGAGAGCGGCGAGTTCAAGCGCGGGATGCTCGGAGAGTCGAAGGAGAGCTACAAGGTCAAGACCTATGGCCGGGTGGTCGCCATCACCCGCCAGACGCTGATCAACGACGATCTCGACGCCTTCACCCGGATCCCGGCGATGTACGGCAACTCCATCGCTCAGCTGGAGTCCGACGTGGTCTGGGGCATCATCACCGCCAACCCGGCGATGGCCGATGGCAACGCGCTGTTCCACACCACCCACAAGAACCTGGCTGGCACCGGCACGGCGCTGGCGGTCGATGCGGTGGGTGCGGCCCGCGCGGCGATGGCCAAGCAGACCGGCCTCGACAAGAAGACGGTGCTCAACGTCCGCCCGGCCTTCCTGATCGTGCCTGCCTCGCTGGAACTGAAGGCCGAGCAGCTGGTCGCGCAGAACCTGGTGCCCGCCGCGACGTCCAGCGTCGTGCCGCAGTCGATCCGCACCCTCGCGCCGATCAGCGAGCCGCGGCTCGACGCCGCCAGCGAGACCGCCTGGTATCTGGCGGCGAGCCCGAACCAGATCGACACCATCGAGTATGCCTATCTCGAAGGCCAGCAGGGCGCCTACATCGAGACCCGCAACGGCTTCGATGTCGACGGCGTCGAGATCAAGTGCCGCCTCGACTTCGGCGCCAAGGCGATCGACTGGCGCGGTCTCTACAAAAACCCGGGCGCTTAACCTGCACCCCATGATGAACCCTGACACGCGGGCGGTCCAGACGGGCCGCCCGTCGTCATTCCACGAGGATCCTCCCCATGAAAAACTACGTCCAGCCCGGCAAGACCATCACCCTGACCGCGCCCTATGCCGTCGCCTCGGGCGACGGCCTGCTCGTCGGCTCCATCTTCGGCATCGCCGCCGGAGCGGCCGCCCTCGGCGAGCCCGTCGAGGCCGCGCTCGTCGGCGTCTTCGACATCATCAAGGTCGGCTCCCAGGCCTGGACCGTCGGCGCGAAGGTCTATTGGGACGACACCAACAAGCGCTGCACCACGGTCGCGACCGACAACACCCTCATCGGCGTGGCCGTCGAGGCGGTGGCGAGCGGCGCGGGCGACACCATCGGCCGGGTGCGCCTGAACGCGGCCTTCTGATGAGCGCCTTCGCCGCCGCCGTGGGCGCGCTCTTCGGCGATCCGAACATCGGCCGGGACGCGGTCTACATCGCCGACGGCGGCGCGCCCGTGCTGGTGCGCGTCGTTGCCCGGCGTGCGGATGCCGTATCGGACTTCGGCGATGCGCGCCTCTGGTCCGAGACCACGCGGATCGACCTGCGCGTGGCCGAGGTGGCGAACCCGCGCCCCGGCGACCGGATCGAGATCGACGGGGACGCTTTCCTCATCCAGGGCGAGCCCGTCCGCGACCGCGAGCGGCTGGTCTGGACCGTGGATCTGAGGCCCGCGTGAGATACCGTGACGTTGATCAAGTGTTTTCTGATGCCGCAGGCGCGATCGGCTTCGATATTTGGCGTCTACGCCGCTCGCGCCTGCTCCGTGATGGGAACGAACGGTTTGCGGTTCTTGGCGACGCTGTAGACTGCGTGGAGCAGCTTGCGCATGGCCGCGATGAGGGCAAGCTTTGGCGGCTTTCCGGCGGCGCGCAACCGTTCGTAGAACGGGCGCAGCCAGTCGTTCAGCCGGACGGCGGCAAGCATGGTCATCCAGAGCGCGCGTCGCAGCTTGGCATTGCCGAACCCGGTTGCCGCTCGGGTTCCTGTGCGCTTGCCCGATTGCCGGAGGGCGGGCACGACACCGACATAGGCGGCGAAGGCCCCTGCAGACCGGAATCGGGCCGGGTCACCGACGATGGCGATGATGCGCGCGGCCGAATTGGGGCCGATGCCGTCGATGCTGGTCAGCAGGCGGCCGACCTCATGGGCGTCGAGCAGTCCGCCGATATCGCTGTCGAGTTCCTTCAGGCGGCGGCGCCAGAGGTCGAGATCCTGGCAGATGTGGCGGACCTGCAAATCGTAGACCGGCCCGTGATGCTGACCGACAGACCGTCTGGCCGCCTCGACCAGCCGTTCGGCAAGGTCCTCGCCGACCCTGTGACGGCCGTCGTAACGCAGCTTGGCCAAACGGCGGGGCGGGGTACGTGCGAAGGCCGCCGCAGTCGGGCATTCCGAGAGCAGCGCGGTCGCGAGCATCGTATGCATGCCCTTGACGTAACGTGTGAATTCCGGAAACCCGAGATCAACCAAGCGGTGCAACTGCAGGACGCGATCCTCGAAATCCTGCTGCAGCCGGTCGCGGTGACGCACCAGTTCCCGCAACGCTTCGGCGGCGGCGTCGGGAATGTAGCTCGGGGCCGGACGCTTCTCGAAGGCGAAGCGCGCGAGCGCCGCAGCGTCGATGGCATCGGTCTTGGTGCGCTCCAGCTGGGCCTGCTGGAACCGGCGCGCCACGATCGGGTTCAGGAGCACCACGTCATGGCCCTCGGCGACAAGCGTCGCATAGAGGTTCTTCCAGTAGTGGCCCGTCGCTTCCATCACGACAAGCGCCGGAGGCGGTCCCAGCGCCTCGAGCAGCATGCGGTAGCCGCCCGCATCCTCGTCAATTCCGATCGGTCGGCCCAGCGGCCGTCCCGTACCGTCCAGCCGCGCCAGCACATGGCGCTCGGAGGCAACATCGATCCCGGCAAACATCCTTCCCTCCTCCCTATGGGCCGGGGAGCCTCGAAACCGACGTCCACGCTCAGCCTTGTACAAGCGGGGACAGGAAAAGCGCGCCAGCCCCAGGATACCGTTCGAGCCCGGAACGCCGGTCGAGGGCGCCAACCTCACGCACGAGGACAATGCCTCGAAACTAAAACGGCGACCCTCTCCCGGCTATCGAAACCCCACCATAGCAAAGGCGACGTTCGATGAGTGGAGGAGTTACAAAACTGAAGCTCGACATCGATCCCGACATCGTCGCGATGATGGCGGCGGAGGTCGCGGCGGGCGAACGCGCCGTGACCGCCGCCATGCGCGAGGCCGGGACCGGGCTGAAATCGGCGTGGCGGCTGCAGATCACCGGCGCGGGGCTCGGGCCCCGGCTCGCCAACTCGATCCGCAGCCAGAACTTCCCGAGATCGGGCGAGAGCCTCGACGCCGCGGTACTGGTCTGGTCGAAGGCACCCGTCATCGTGGGTGCGCATGACACGGGGCCTCTGATCCGCTCGAAAAACGGGTTCTGGCTGGCGATCCCGCTGCCTGCCGCAGGCAAATCCCTGCGTGGCGGCCGGATCACGCCCGGTGAATGGGAGCGGCGACGCGGTCTGCGCCTGCGCTTCGTCTATCGCCGTACGGGGCCGAGCCTGCTGGTGGCGGAGGGACGGCTGAACACGAAGGGCCAGGCGGTGGTGTCGCGTTCGAAGACCGGGCGCGGCAAGGTTACCGCGCCGATCTTCCTGCTGGTGCCGCAGGTCAAGCTGCCGAAGCGGCTGGATCTGGCGCGGGACGCGGACCGGGCTTTGGACGGCGTGCCGGGGCTGATTGTGGCGAACTGGGTAGATGATCGTATTTGAGCTATTCGACGGGCAACGAGAGAACTACAACACGTAGCCAGACGACAGCGAGGAGGATCCCAATGCGGATCGCGTGTCTTGGATGGGGTTCGTTAGTCTGGGATCCGCGTGAATTGCCGATTAGAGGTTCTTGGTTCGAGGACGGACCGCTGGTCTGTGTTGAGTTCGCGCGCCAGTCACAGGATGGACGCATAACGTTGGTCCTTACCGACCGCGGTACGCTTGTTCGCTCTCTATGGGCATTAATGGATTGTGCGGAAATTGACGACGCTCGGGAAGCGCTTCGTGCTCGTGAAGGTGTGCCGAAGAAGAGAACCGAGTTTATCGGATGCCTAGAACGCGGTGGCGATGCTCCAGCACACTTGGCAGGCTGCGCGGAATGGTTGGAGAGTAAGCAACTGGATGCAGTTGTCTGGACTGCGCTTCCACCCAAGTTCGGCGAGATCGAAGAATTTCCGACCGAGCCTCAAGTCATAGGCTATCTCGCAGGATTGCGAGGAGCGGCCCGAGATACTGCAGAACAATACATACGCCGAACTCCAATTCAAATTGATACCAACTATCGACGTGCGATAGAGGCAAATCTGGGCTGGGCATCGGTGTCATAGGACCGATTGGTCGCCCTATTGCAGGCAACCCCGGTAAGTGACCTCAACATGCCCACCCCTCGCGAAACCATCCTCGCCGCGCTACACGCGCGGCTTTCGGCGCTGCCCGCCACGGTCCTGCGCGGCGAGGTGCTGCCCGAGCGCGTGTCGGCCGAGGGATTGCTGATCCTGCGCGATGGCGAGCCCGGGGAGCCGGAGGTGACGTTGTCGCCCCTGCGCTACCACTACCAGCACCGCGCCGAGATCGAGGCGGTCGTGCAGGGCGCCGACCGTGACACCGCTTTCGACACGCTGACCGCCAGCATCGGCGCCACGCTTGCTGACGACCGCACGCTGGGCGGGCTCTGCGACTGGGTCGAGGCGGAAGCGCCGCGAGCGGTCGATCTGCCGGTCGAGGGCGCGGCGAGCCTGAAGGCCGCCGTGATCCCGGTGGTGCTGCACTACACCACGGCCGACCCGCTGGCCTGACCCCACCGACAACAGGAGAACACGATGGCACGAGCCCAGGGGGCGCGGGCGCAGATGGCGCTTGCGTTCGAGACCGTCTATGGCACGCCGCCCGCGAGCGGCTTCACGAAGATGCCCTTCGCCAGCACCTCGCTCGGCGCGGAACAGCCGCTGCTGAACTCGGAGCTGCTCGGCTACGGCCGCGATCCGCTGGCGCCGATCAAGGATGCGGTCACGGCCGACGGCGACGTCGTCGTGCCACTCGACGCCGAGGCCTTCGGCTTCTGGCTGAAGGCGGCCTTCGGCGCGCCCACGACCACCGGCGCGGAAGCCCCGTACAGCCACGAGTTCCAGTCGGGGTCCTGGACGCTGCCCAGCATGTCGATCGAGACCGGCATGCCGGAGGTCCCGCGCTACGCGATGTATTCCGGCTGCGTGCTCGACCAGATCACCTGGCAGATGCAGCGGTCCGGCCTGCTGACGGCGACGGCGCGGCTGGTGGCGCAGGGCGAGACGGTCGGGACCACGACCAGCGCCGGGACACCCGCCGCGCTGGAACTGAAGCGTTTCGGCCATTTCAACGGGGCGATCACGCGCAACGGCTCGGCTCTCGGCAATGTGGTCTCGGCCGAGATCACCTATGCCAACAACCTCGACCGGATCGAGACGATCCGCTCGGACGGCCGCATCGACGGGGCGGACCCGTCAATCGCCGCGCTGACCGGCCGGATCGAGGTGCGCTTCGCCGACCAGACGCTGGTGACGCAGGCGATCAACGGCGAGGCCTGCGAGATGGAATTCGCCTACGTCCTGCCCTCGGGCGAGAGCTTCACCTTCACAGTGCACGCTGTCTACCTGCCGCGCCCGCGGATCGAGATCGCCGGGCCGCAGGGCGTCCAGGCGACCTTCGACTGGCAGGCCGCCCGCGACAGCACTGTCGGCCGGATGTGCACCGCAACCCTGATCAACGATATCGAGGTGTACTGACGATGCTCACGCTCGACCTGACGAACGCGCCCCGCTGGCATGACCTCGCGCCCGGCGTCCGGGTGCAGCTGCGACCGCTGACGACCGCGCTGATGGTGGCGACACGCAGCGACCCGGCCGTCGAGGCCGTGCCCGAGGAGGCTTCCGACGAGGAGCGCGCCGTCGCCTTCGCCAAGACACTGGCGCGGCGGGCCGTGCTCGCCTGGGAGGGCATCGGCGATGCCGACGGTAACGCGATCGATCCCAACTCCGAGGCCATCGACGCGCTGCTCGACGTCTGGCCGATCTTCGAGGCCTTCCAGCTGACCTACGTCTCCAAGGGCCTGCTGCTGGAACAGGAAAAAAACGCCTCCGCGCCCTCGCCGAATGGTCCTTCGGCGGGGGCGAGCGATACTGCCAAGCCTGCGCACCCTACGAGGGCCGCGAGCAAGCCTGCCCGGACTGCCCGGCGCGGCTGAACCGTCCGGAAACTCCAGAGGGTTGGCAGGTCTGGGATCTCGTCGGTCGTCTTGGCGGCCAGCTCCGCGTACTGCCGGGCGCGGTGATCGGCTGGGACATGTTGTCGGCGCTGGCACTCGGCGACGCCCTCGGCGTGCCGCCGCTCGTCACGGCCGAACTGCTGCCCGTCATCGAGGCGGTGATGGTGGCCAAACTCAACGAACAGATGGAACGCCCCGATGGCTGAAAAGCGTGTATCCGTCCGCCTCGCCGCGGTCGGAGGCCGACAGGTGCGCGCCGAGCTGGAAGGCGTCGGCGAGGCCGGGTCGCGCGGCTTCGGACGGCTGAGCCGGGAGATGGAAGCGGCGAACACCCGGCTGGCGGCCTTCTCGCGACGTGTTGCGGTAGCAGCCGCCGCTGCCGTGGCCGCCGCTGCCGCCGCGGGTGTGGCGATGATCCGGTCTGGGCTGCAGACTGTCGATGCGCAGGCCAAGCTCGCGCAGTCCCTCGGCACCACGGTGGCCTCGATCCAGACGCTTGAGCGCGCGGGCGAGCTGGCGGGCGTGTCGATGTCCGGCATCGAGCAGGCCACCAAGGATCTGACGCGCCGTCTCAGTCAGGCGGCCGCCGGGACCGGCCCCGCTGCCGACGCGCTCGACCGGCTGGGGCTCTCAGCAAGTGAGCTGATCGCCTTGCCGCTGGACCAGCGCGTGGGCGCGATCAACGCGGCGATCGAGAGCTTCGTGCCTGCCGCCGAGCGCGCGGCGGTCGCGGGCCAGCTCTTCGGCGAGGAAGGCTCCATCGCCATGTCGCGGATCGACACCGCGACGCTGCGCCAGGCGACCGAGGACGTCCTCGCCTTCGGCGTTGTCGTCTCCGAGCAGGACGCCGACCAGATCGAGCGGACGAACGATGCGATCTCCCGGCTCGGGCTGATCTGGCGCGGCCTCTCGAACCAGCTCGCTGTCGCCGCAGCCCCCGCGCTGGAAGCCGTCGCCAACGCCATGGCGGCGGTCGCCAGCCGCACGGGCCCGCTCGGCATCGCGATCCGCGGTCTCTTCGACAACATCGGTCGCCTGACCACCTATGCCGCGACCTTCGCCGCCTTCCTCGCAGGCCGCTGGGTGGCCGGCATAGCCGCCGCCGCGCTCTCGGTCCGTGGCCTCGCCACCGCTCTCGTCGTGCTGAGGGGCGCGTTGATCCGGACCGGCATCGGCGCGCTCGTCGTCGGCGCGGGCGAGCTCGTCTACCAGTTCACCCGTCTCGTCTCCGGTGCGGGTGGCTTCGGTGAAGCCATGTCGCTCCTGAAGGACGTCGCGGTCGAGGTCTGGGAGCGGATCCGGATGGGTGCGGCTGCGGCGGGCGCAGCCGCCACGGCGATGTTCTTCGACCTGAAGGCGGACGCAGCCTCAGGGATGCAGAGCGCCATCGAGAGTGTCGTCGGTTTCGGCAACACGGCCGCGAACACGTTCGAAGGCGCCTACGAGGCGATCAAGTCGATCTGGGGCCTGCTGCCGGCCGCCATCGGCGATCTCGCGTTCCAGGCGGCCAACAGCCTGGTCGACGGTGTCGAGGCGATGCTGAACGGCGTGGTCTCGCGCATCAACGGCTTCATCGGCGGCATCAACCAGGGGCTCGAAGCCCTCGGGTCGGAGCGGCGGATTTCCGTCATACCCGATCTGGATCTGGGCGAGATCGAGAATCGCTTCGAGGGGGCGGCGACCGCCGCAACCACCGCCGCGCAGGCGGCGTTCGAGCGGGCCTTAGAGGACAATCCTCTGACCGCGCCCGATCTCGGCCTGACAGAGGCGGCAAACCGGGCACTCGAGTCCGCGAACCTCTATCGTGGCGCGGCGCGCGATCTGGCGGAAGGTGCCCGCGCGCCCCTCGAAAGCTGGCAGGCGCTGCGCGCTGCGGTGCGCGGCACCGACGAGGCGAGCGCGGATGCGCTGACCGAGGCCACCGGCGCGGCCGAGCGGCTGGAGACGGCGCTTAGCGATGCCGGGCGCGCCGCAACAGGCGCTGGTGCGGCGGCCGGAGCCGCCGCCGCTGCGGCGGAGCCCGCGACCGAGGCTGCCGTCACCGGTTGGCAGGCGGTCACGGCAGCGCTGTCGGACTACGCCAGCAAGGCCCGCGAGATTGGCGGCGATATCGGCCAGAGCCTTGTCGGCGCCTTCCAGTCGGCCGAGAACGCCGTGGGCGAGTTCGTGAAGACCGGCAAGCTGAACTTTCGCGATCTGGTCACCTCGCTGCTGGCCGACCTCGCCCAGCTGGCGGCGCGGCGGTTTATCCTCGGGCCGATCGCCAATGCGCTCTCGGGCGTGTTCTCCGGCGCGGGCGGCATCTTCGCCAACGTCCTGCATGCGGGCGGGATGGTGGGGTCCGCGGGGCCCTCGCGCATGGTCCCGGCGATGGCCTTCGCCGCTGCGCCCCGGATGCATGGCGGCGGCATGGCCGGACTTCGCCACGACGAGGTGCCCGCGATCCTGCAACGCGGCGAGCGCGTGCTGTCGCGGCGCGAGGCGCAGAGCTACGGCGGAGGCGGCGGGGTCAACGTCACGATCATGGCGCGCGACGCCGAAAGCTTCCGGCAATCCCGCACGCAGGTCGCGGCGGATATCGCCCGCGCCGTCTCGCTCGGGCGGAGAGGCATGTGATGGCGTTTCACGAAGTCCGCTTTCCCGACAACATCAGCCGCGGCGCGCGGGGCGGCCCGGAGCGGCGCACCCAGATCGTCGAGCTCGCCTCGGGCGACGAGGAGCGCAACGCCAGCTGGGCTAACTCGCGCCGCCGCTACGACGTCGCCTACGGCATCCGCCGCGCCGACGATCTCGCGGCGGTCGTCGCCTTCTTCGAGGCGCGCAACGGCCGCCTGCATGGATTCCGGTTCAAGGACTGGGGCGACCACAAGTCCTGCCAGCCTTCGGGCGTGCCATCGCCCACAGACCAGGCGATCGGCATAGGCGACGGGGCTGCGACCACCTTCCAGCTGGTCAAGCGCTACGCCTCGGGGGCGCAATCCTGGACGCGCGCCATCACAAAGCCGGTGACGGGCACCGTGCGCATCGCGCTGGCCGGGATCGAGCAGCCCTCCGGCTGGTCGGTCGACACCGCCACTGGTGTCGTCACCTTCAGCGCCGCGCCGGGCTCCGGCGTCGCCATCACCGCAGGGTTCGATTTCGATGTGCCCGTCCGCTTCGACACCGACGTGCTCGACGTGACGCTCGATCTCGAGCGGCTCGGCTCGATCACTTCCATTCCGCTTCTGGAGATCCGGCGATGAACGACACCGGCAGCTTCGTTGCGGCCGTGCTGCGCGAACTCGCGGCCTCGACGGCGGTGATCCTCGCCGCCTGGGGCGCGCTCGGCGGCGCGACCAACGCGCTGACCACGAAGATGCGCCTGCGCGACGCGCTCCGGCACATCCTCCTCGGCGGCCTGATCGCAGCCGGGATGGGCAGCCTTTCCATGGCCGTGATCACCGCCTGGCTCAGCCTGCCGCCCGAGGCGATCCCGGCGGGCGGGGCGGCAGGATCGGCGGCCTATCTCGTCGGCGTCTTCGGCCCGGCCTTCATCGAGATGCTGCTCGCCCGCCTGCGCCGCGCTAACGAAGGCGCCGGCGATGAATGAACTTCTCCGCCTCGCGCGCTCCTTCCGCTGCGACCCTGCCGACCCTCGGCAGGCCTTCGCCCATCGCCTGCGCATCGGCCTCGCCATCGCAGCACTGATCCTGATCCTCTCGCTTCTGAGGTAATCCCATGCACATGACCGACCGGGGCCTTCTGGCCCTCGTCCGGCACGAAGGAATCGTGCCCGGACCCTATCTCGATGTGAAACAGGTCTGGACCTTCGGCATCGGCCACACGGCCGCGGCCGGGCCGCCCGATCCCGCCACCATGCCGCGCGGCATGCCCGCCGATCTCGAGGCCGGGCTCCTTGAGGCGTTCCGAGTTTTCCGGGCCGATCTCGCGCGCTACGAGGCCACTGTGCTGCGCGCCATAAAGGTGCCGCTGGCGCTGCACGAGTTCGATGCGCTGGTCAGCTTCCACTACAATACCGGCGGCATCGCGAAGGCTGCGCTGACGCGACACCTCAACGCCGGCAATCGCGTTGCAGCCGCCGACGCGTTTCTAAACTGGCGGCGACCGGCCTCGATCATCCCGCGGCGAGAAGCCGAGCGCGACCTGTTCCGCCATGGCCGCTATCCCGGCGGCACGATCCCGGTCTGGTCCGTGGACCGCACGGGCCGCGTGGACTTTTCGCGGCCGATCCGTCGCCTGACCGAGGATGAGGCTCTGGCGCTGCTGCGGCCGTCGCCGTTGCCGAGGCCACTGGCCCTCGATCCTGTGCCCGACGTGCCGACCGGCTGGCTCGCCCGGCTTGCCGCCTTCTTCTCCACCCTGATCCGGAGGGCCTGACTCATGCGCTACGTCCGACCCAACTCGCTCACCTGGTGGGCGGGACTGCTCGCCATGCTCACTGGCATCGCCTCCCTCGCATTGCCTTCCACCGGGCCGCTTGGGGAACTCTCCCGCCTCGTCGCACTGCTTGCTGGCTCGGGCGATGCCTCTCCCGCTGGCCTCATGTTCCTCGGTCTCGGCCTGATCGGCCTGCGCGACCGTATCGAGCGCGGGTTCCGCGGCGATGCTTGAGTTCTTTGCAGGTGTGGTCGTGGGCGGCTGCCTCGGGGTCTTCGTCGTCGCCCTCTGCGTCGCCGCCGCGCACGGGGAGCGGGACGATGGCTGATCTCCTGATCTGGCTGGTCGCGGCTCTGGGCGCCGCCGGGGGTGTCATCCTCGGCCGGGTCTGGGGGCGCGTGGAAGGGGAGCACGTGGGCAAAAAGGAGGCGGAACACGATGCGATCGAAGACAAGAGCGAGCGCGTCGAGCGCGGTCGCGACGCGGTTCGTGACGGCCGCCGCGCTGGCGATCTCGCTGACCGGCTGCGCCGCAACGATGAGCGCTGGTGACGCCGGCTGCGCCTCCTATGCCGAGGCGCGCCTCGCCCGGCCGGCTGCCGAGACCGTCGCGGGGGTTCCGCCGGACTGGGCGGACTGGATCGCCGATCTCGATGACCGGATGACGGGAACCTGCCGATGAAATCCCTCTCGCCCTCGCTGCAGGCCCATCTCGACGAGGGGACGACCACGCTCGCCTGGTGCTGGCGGATTGCCCGCGCCGACGGCGTCACCTTCGGCTTCACCGACCACGACCGGACACTCAGCTTCGAGGGGACCGATTTTGAGCCGGAAAGCGGGCTGACGGCCTCCGAGGTGCGCTCCGGTTCGGACCTGTCCGTCGACGCGCAAGATGCCGAGGGCGTGCTGACCTCGGATCGGATCACCGAGACCGACATCCTAGACGGCCGCTGGGACAACGCCGAGGTCGAGGTCTGGCGGGTGAACTGGGCCGACACGAGCCAGCGCGTGCTGATGCGGCGCGGCGCCATCGGCCAGATCCGGCGCGGGCGGCTCGCTTTCGTCGCCGAGGTCCGCTCGCTTGCCCATGTGCTCGGCCAGACGGTGGGACGGACCTTCCAGGCGACCTGCGACGCCGCGCTCGGGGACGCGCGCTGTAGCGTCGATCTCGAGGATCCGGCCTACAAGGGCACGGGCGCCGTCATCGATCTCTTGCGCGACCGGGCCTTCACTGCCTCGGGCCTCGGCGGGTTCGAGGCGGGCTGGTTCACCTTCGGCACACTCGAATGGACCAACGGCGCGAACGCGGGGCGGCGCACCGAGGTGCTCGGCCATGAGGTGACCGACGGCGTGGCGATCCTGACCCTGCTCGAGGCACCGGTGCGCGCGATCGCCGAGGGCGATGCCTTCACCATCCGCGCGGGCTGCGACAAGCGCATGGAGACCTGCGGGGCGAAGTTCGCGAACACCGCGAACTTCCGCGGTTTCCCGCACATCCCCGGCCAGGACGCCGTGCTGCGCTACGCCACGAAGGATGGCGGGCACGAGGGCGGCGTGCTGTGAAAGCCGCCGACCTCACGCGCGTCATCGCCGTTGCGCGCTCCTGGCTCGGCACGCCGTATCACGACCAGGCCAGCCTGCGCGGCGTCGGCTGCGACTGTCTCGGTCTCGCCCGAGGGGTCTGGTGCGAGGTCGTCGGTCCCGAGCCGTTCCCGATCCCGCCCTACAGCCGCGACTGGGGCGAGACGGGCCCGCGCGAGGTGCTGGCCGAGGGCGCGCGGCGCATGATGATCGAGGTGTCGCCCGCCGAGGGCGGGCCCGGTGCGCTGGTGCTCTTCCGCATGAAGCCCCGCGCCATCGCCAAGCATGTCGGGATCCTGACCGCACCCGACAGCTTCCTCCATGCCTACGAGCGGCTCGGCGTGATCGAGGAACCGCTGACGCAAGCCTGGCGGCGGCGCATCGCCTTCGCCTTCCTGTTCCCGCAACGCTGAGACTCCGAAATGGCCACCCTCGTTCTCGGTGCCGCTGGCGCCGCCATTGGCGGTTCGATCGGCGGTTCGATCCTCGGCGTCAGCGCCGCCACCATCGGCGGCTTCATCGGCTCCAGCATCGGCTCGGTCGTCGACAGCTGGATCATCTCGTCGCTGGCGCCCACGCAGCGCATCGAGGGCGCGCGGCTCGACACGCTGCGCATCACCTCTGCCACCGAGGGCGCGGTCATCCCGCGGCTCTACGGCCGCATGCGCATGGGCGGCAACATCATCTGGGCGACGGATTTCCGCGAGGAGACGAAGACCACCACGCAGGGCGGCGGCAAGGGTGGCGGGGGCGGCAAGGTCAAGACCACCGAGTATCTCTACTACGCCTCCTTCGCCGTGGCGCTCTGCGAGGGACTGATCACCGGCATCGGGCGCATCTGGGCCGACGGCAAGCCCATGGACCTCTCCGGCGTCACCTGGCGCTGGTATCCCGGCGACGAGGCGCAGACGGCGGACCCGTTCATCGCGGCCAGGATGGGCGCGGCCAGCACGCCCGCATATCGCGGCACCGCCTATGTGGTCTTCGAGGAACTGGCGCTCTCGACCTATGGCAACCGCCTGCCGCAGCTGTCCTTCGAGGTGTTCCGGCCGCTGGCTGACCCCGACACCGCCGAGGGGCTGACCCGCGCTGTCACCATGATCCCGGCCTCGGGCGAGTTCACCTATGCGACGCAGGCGATCCGCAAGACCGATGGCGGCGCGACGGTGCCCGAGAACCTGAATGCGCTCGCCGACTCCACCGACATGGTAGAGGCGCTCGACCGGCTGCGGGCCATGGCCCCGGCGGTCGAGAGCGTCAGCCTCGTCGTGGCCTGGTTCGGCGACGACCTGCGCGCGGGATCCTGCAAGGTGCGGCCGGGCGTCGAGGTCTCCGCCAAATCCACCACGCCCGCCAGCTGGTCGGTGAATGGCGTCAGCCGGGCCAGTGCTTTCCTCGTCAGCCGCGACGACCAGGACCGCCCGGTCTATGGCGGCACGCCGTCCGACTTCGCCGTGGTACAGGCGATCCAGGAGATGAAGGCGCGCGGACTGCGCGTGACCTTCTATCCCTTCATCCTGATGGACGTGCCGCCCGGCAACAGCCTGCCGAACCCGTATTCCGAAAACGCCGCGGAGACGGGCCAGCCCGTATTCCCCTGGCGGGGGCGGATCACCTGTTCGCCTGCGGCCGGTTTCGCGGGGACGGTGGACAAGACCGCCACGGCGGCTGCGCAGGTCGCGGCGCTGTTCGGCGCGGCCACACCCGCCAGCTTCAGCGTTTCGGGTCAGTCCGTCTCCTGGACCGGCACGCCCGGAGACTGGGGCCTGCGGCGCATGGTGCTGCACTATGCCCATCTCTGCGCGGCGGCGGGCGGGGTCGATGCGTTCCTGATCGGGACCGAGATGCCGGGGCTGACCACCATCCGGTCGGGTGCCAGCAGCTATCCTGCGGTGCAGGCCTATCGGGACCTGCTCGCGGACGTGCGCTCGATCCTCGGGTCGGGGACCAGGATCGGCTACGCCGCCGACTGGTCGGAGTATTTCGGGCACCAGCCGGGCGATGGCTCGGGCGACGTGTTCTTTCATCTCGATCCGCTCTGGGCCGATCCGGAGATCGATTTCGTCGGGATCGACAACTACATGCCGCTGTCGGATTGGCGCGACGGGTTCGAGCACGCGGATGCGACCGAGGGTTGGCCCGCGATCCATGACCGGGCCTATCTTCAGACGAACATCGCGGGCGGCGAAGGCTTCGACTGGTTCTACGCCAGCGCCGCCGACCGTTCGGCGCAGGTCCGCACCCCGATCACCGATGGTGCTGCGGGCAAGCCTTGGGTCTTCCGCTACAAGGATCTGCGAGCCTGGTGGTCGAACCCGCACTACGACCGCCCCGGTGGGGTGGAGAGCGGGACGCCGACGGCGTGGGCGCCGCAATCCAAGCCGATCTGGTTCACCGAGTTGGGCTGTCCCGCCATCGACCGGGGCACCAACCAGCCCAACGTCTTCTTCGACCCGAAGTCCTCGGAAAGCTTCACGCCGCATTTCTCGCGGGGCTGGCGGGATGACGCTATCCAGCGCGCCTATCTCGAGGCGACGTACCTCTGGTGGGGCGAGGCCGCGAACAACCCGCTGTCATCGGTCTACGGCGGCCGGATGGTGCACGTCCCCGAAAGCGCCGCATGGAACTGGGACGCGCGGCCCTATCCCTTCTTCCCGGCGCTGACCGACGTCTGGACGGACGGCGCGAACTGGCGGCTCGGCCACTGGCTGACGGGGCGGCTCGGCGCTGTGTCGCTGGCGGCCCTCGTGCGGCACCTCTGCCTGCGCGCCGGGCTGCCCGAGGCGCGGATCGACGTCATCGGCCTCTGGGGCGCGGTCGAGGGCTACGCCATCACGGCGCTGGAGAGTCCGCGCGCGTCGATCACCACGCTGTCGCGCCACTTCGGCTTCGACGCCGTGGAGACCGAGGGCGTGATCCGTTTCATCATGCGTGGTCGGGCCTCCGTCGCCACCCTCGCACCCGACGATCTGGTGGCCGGTCGTGAAGGCGACATTATCGAGCTCACGCGCGGCCAGGAGACCGAACTGCCGCAGGCCTTGAAATGGCAGATCGCCCGCGCCGACGAGGACTACGACGCGGCCCTCGTCGAGGCGCGACGCATCACCGTGGACACGACACGGATCGCCTCGGAGTCCTTCCCCATGGCCGTGCCGCCCGAGGAAGCCGAGCGCCGCTGCCGCCGCGCGCTGATGGAGGCGTGGGTGGGGCGCGAGACGGCGGCGTTCCGTCTGCCGCCCTCGCGGTTGGCGCTGGACCCGGCTGACGCGATCCGCCTCGCGCATGACGGGCGGCTGGTCGACCTGCGGCTCATCTCCATTGCCGACGCCGAGGCGCGCGGTATCGAGACGATCCGGCAGGACAGGGCGACCTACGACCTACCGCCCGGAGACCCTCGCGCGGCGTCGCTGACGCGGGCGGTCGTGTTCGGCGCGCCGGATGCGGTGCTGATGGACCTGCCGCAGCTGACCGAGGATCAGCCCGCGCACCGGCCGCTGGTCGCCGCGCACGCGGTTCCCTGGCCCGGCGAGATGGCGGTCTTCCGCAGCCCCTCGACCGATGGCTTCGAGCTGCTGACCATGCTCGGCAGCCGCGCCCGGATCGGCACGCTGGTCTCCGACCTCTACGCGGGCCCCACCTCTCGCTTCGACCTCGGCAATGCGCTGGTCGTCGATCTGCTGACCGGCACGCTGGAAAGCGTAACGGACCTGACCCTGTTCGGCGGCGCCAACGCACTGGCGGTGGAAACCTCGCCCGGTGTCTGGGAGATCGTGCAGGCGGGCGCGGCCGAGCTAATGGCACCCGGCCGCTATAAACTGACCCACTTGCTGCGGGGCCAGCGCGGGACCGAGGGCGCCATGGGCAATCCGGCGCCTGCGGGGGCGCGGGTCGTGGTGCTGGACACCGCGCTGGCGTCCCTGCCGATCGCCGAGGCCGATCTCGGCATCCCGTGGAACTGGCGCATCGGCCCTGCCAGCCGACCGGTCACCGACGAGACCTTTGTCGCGCAAGCCATCACGCCAGCAGGCGTCGGGCTGCGGCCGTTCTCGGTCGCCCATGTCGAGCAGCCTTGGCGCAGGCCGCGCTCGCCCGGCGATCTCACCATCCGCTGGACGCGCCGGTCACGCGCGCTGTCCGCCGACAGCTGGGGCGGGCTCGAAGTGCCGCTGGCCGAGGAACTGGAGGCCTACGAGGTCGAGATCCTGGACGGCGCCACCGTGAAGCGGGTGCTGAGCGCGACCACGACCAGCGCGGCCTACACCGCCGCCCAGCAGAGCGCCGATTGGGGCGCGCCGCTCGGCCCCGGCGACATGCTCGACATCCGCATCTTCCAGCTCTCCGCCCTTGTGGGGCGAGGTGCGCCGAAAACCGTCACGCTGATACTCTGAAGGCCATCCCATGTCCGACGCCACGACCCATCTTCTGCTGCCCTACATCCTGGCGGCGCAGGCCCAGAAGCATGTCACTCACAACGAGGCGCTGCGGATCCTCGACGGGCTTGTCCAGCTCTCCGTCCTCGACCGGGACCTGACTGCGCCGCCTAGCAGCCCCGCGGATGGCGACCGCTACATCGTCGCCTCGGGCGCGACCGGCGACTGGGCGGGCTGGGACCTGAACGTCGCGCTCTGGACCGATGGCGCCTGGCTGCGTCTGCCGCCACGCACCGGGTGGCGGGCTTGGGTCGAGGACGAGGGCCTGCTGCTGGTCTACGATGGCGCGGGCTGGGTCGGCACCACGCCCAGCGAGTTGCAGAATATGGCGCTGCTCGGGCTCGGCACGACGGCGGATGCCTCGAACCCATTCTCCGCCAAACTCAACGCTGCGCTCTGGACCGCGAAGACCGTGGTCGAGGGTGGGACCGGCGATCTGTTCTACACCATGAACAAGGAGGCTGCGGGCGACGATCTCGGGCTGACGCTGCAGACCGGCTTCGTGACCAAGGCGCTGGTCGGGCTCTTCGGCTCCGACCGCTTCCGGCTCGCGGTCTCGGCCGACGGCAGCACCTTCTTCGACGGGCTGAGCGTCGACAACGCCAACGGCATCGTCGATCAGCCCCGGCTGCCGCGCTTCAAGGCGTACACCAACTACGACAACTATGTCGGCGTCGGGACCTGGACGAAGATCGGTCTGAACAACACCGACTATAACGATCAAGGCGCGTTCGACGCCGCGAACAACCATTTCGTGGCCCCGGTCGACGGCACCTACATCTTCGGCGCGACGCTGCTCTACAAGATCAACGCCAGCGCCACGGCCCGCATGCGCGGGCGGCTCGTCCTGAACGGCACGACCGAAATCCGCGGCTCCCTCGGCGAAATCTCCGCCACCCACGTCTCGCTCGCCACCGCCATCTGGCTGCAGACCATGGTGCCGCTCACCGCGGGCGATACCGTGGAGCTGCAGGGATACTTCCGGGTCGCGGACGGCTACTTCGCCGCCGATCACACGTCCTTCTGGGGCTGCAAGATCGGCTGA